CTACATACCGCACATCTCATCCATTTTCATATCATCCTCAGACATCTCTCTGCGCATATAGGCATCGAACTGTTCCGAATACTGCTCGTACTTTTCGCCGCCGATTTCCTTCAGAAAGTCCTCCTTGAACACCCACAGGGGATATTCGCAGTAGCCGCTGATTTTGCTATGGCCGGTATCCTGCGCGATTTCGTCGGAAAGGAGCTGCGGCGCGAACGGGCAGTTGTTGGTGTCAATGAATGCGCAGTTTTTCAATGCGAGGAAGTCTCCGAAGGACACCGTGAGGACGGCGTACTGCTCGGTCACATTCTCATTTTGATCCACCTCGTCGAGAACAATCGCCAGCCCCGGCATTTGCTTTCCCGTGTAATCGCGCGTGTCGTATAATTCGACCCGCGGCTTCAGTCGGATTTTCCCGCCCGTATAATATTCCGAAATTTCAAAAACCATAGGTTTCTCCTTCAAAATGTCCAACAGGGCAAAGAAAAGCGCAGTCGCCGTGACCGCGTCTTTCTCTGCCCTGTTTTATAATACCCGTACCATTTGCTCATAGAGCATGACATACTTTTCGTCGATAACTCGGTTGTCGTGGTAGTGCCCGAACAGCCAGTAGTGGAACTGGTTGCGGCTGCGAACTTCTTCCAAGAATTCCGTCAGTTTGTCCGGCTTGAAATCGGCGTTGATCTTCTGTTGAATCGCCGTCGGTGCGCAGTGCGTAATGATGTAATCGACCTTCCAGTCCAGCCGCTCCAGCGTCTGCCGGGCTTCCGCGTATTCTTCGCCGGACGGAAGTTCCTCCTGCCACCATGAAATGTGGTTGATACGGAACTGCCCACGGTTGCGGCGCAGGGAATCGTACCGTTCGTAAAAATTCGGGCTGTCCATGTCCAGAATCCCGTCCGCAATGTCATGGCTCTGCGCACCGCCCATCGTGAAGAAAGTGCGGCCTTGAAGCTCAAACATCTGCCCGCGCATCAGGTGGATGACGTGCGGGCGGATTTTATGCACCATTCCGCCGTGCCATTGTTCCAACGGATGTTCGTTCAGCGCATCGAAGTTTTCATGATTGCCGTCCACGAACAGAACCGTAAACGGCAAGGCTTCCAACCGGTCGAGCTGTGGATCGTCACTCTTGTCACCGTTCCAGACACAGCCGAAATCGCCGCAGACGATCATGTAATCGTCCTTTGTCATTTCAGATTGCGCTAGAAAGTATTGCGGCTGAAACCGAAGGCTGTTTCCATGAAGATCGCCGGTTGCGTAAATCATCGTCTCACCTCTTAAAAATGCATCTGCATTGGATCTGCGTTTTCTGCCATTTCAAGCTCTGCTTCGGTCGCTGTCCGCAGCCCCTGACCGTAGCGGGTCTGTGCGGTAATCAGCCGGCCATCAGCAATGAGCTGTTCAATCCGCTCTCCAACATAACCTTCCGCAATGTACGGACCAGATCGTTCCCAGTCCGTCAAGCGGCGAATTGCGAACTGCTGTCCGATGCGCGCGGCAACTGGACCTGTGCGGAACAGGTTTCTCCGTTTCGTTCGGCAGGCTTCCAGAATGGCGTTGTCGATCTGCTCCGTCTGCGCTTCCAGTCTTTGACGATATTCCTCATCCGTCAAGTCAAAACATTCCCGCTACAGCCGTGTCTCCAAGGTGCGAAAGGTATTTGCTTCATCCAAAAGCCGCTGCAGCGCTGTAATATGATCTTCCTGCATAACGCCGCTGAACACGGTCGGATGCAGGTACAGCGCGTCTTTCCCATTTCGCACCGTGTCACAATGACCGCTGTCCAGTGGCATTTCTTCAACCTGCCAGCCTGCGTTGCGGAACAGCTTCCGCGTTTCCGCGCGGAATGCAAGCCGTGCAGCATCGTCCGGCCAGCCCTGCGAGTATGCGCTGCGGATTGAAATTCCGATCTCGCGGTATGCCATCTTTGTATCGCCCTTTCTCTTGTTTCACAATCATGTCATAGGTTTCAGACAAAAGCTATTCACCAAATGTAACAAACAGTATTTCAAATACTAGGCTGAACGTCCAATCTGATCGATTTGTGCAGAAATATAGCGGTTAAAAATCTCGATTTATGCGGCTTCTGGCTTGTATAAATTCTTGATTTGTGCTATTCTCTTATAGAGATTACTCGCTTGTGCAGTTTTATCAGGAGGTTCTTTATGCGCAGAAAAATCTATCAGGAATTGCTGCAATGGAAGCAGCGAAGCGGCGAGAGCGCCCTTCTGGTGCAGGGCGCTCGGCGTGTTGGAAAGAGCTATATTGTAGAGGCGTTTGCCAAGGCGGAATACAAATCCTATATTCTGATTGACTTCAACCTTGTCGATCAGCCGGTCAAGGAAATGTTTGAACACGACCTTGTCGACCTGAAAACCTTCTTCATGAAGCTAACGACCTATTATGGGGTCAAGCTCTACGAGCGGGAATCTCTGATTATTTTTGATGAGGTCCAGCTTTTCCCAAGAGCGAGAAGCGCTATTAAATACCTCGTCGCAGATGGACGCTACGACTATATTGAGACAGGCTCACTTATTTCCATCCGTGAAAATGTTAAGGATATCCTGATTCCGTCCGAGGAAGATCATGTAGATATGTATCCGCTGGACTTTGAGGAGTTCCTGTGGGCAAACGGGAACGACACGATGATGGATTTTATCCGCGACTGCTACAGGAAAAAAGCGCCGCTCGGACAGGCGCTGCATCGCAAGGCGATGGATCTGTTCCGACAATACCTGATCGTTGGCGGAATGCCGCAGGCTGTCAATGCATTTGTCAAGCACAATGACTTTGACGAGGTAGACCGAGTCAAACGGCGTATTCTGAACCTTTATCGTGATGATATCCGCAAGCATGCGAAAGGCTATGAGATGAAGGTCGAGGCGATTTATGACGAGATCCCGTCGCAGATGAAGAATCAGAATCAGCATTTTAAGCTCTCGTCTTTGAAGCAGGGCGCACGATTTGACGAATACAAGGACGCCATGTTCTGGCTTTCTGACGCGATGATCGTAAATCATTGCTATAATGCCACAGAGCCGACCTTTGGTTTGAATCTGAACCGGGACAGGACGCTGCTGAAATGCTATATGGGCGATACCGGTCTTTTGATCAGCCATGCCTTTGACGAAAACGGCATCGTTACCGGTGAGGTCTACAAGAAGCTCCTGCTCGACAAGCTGGAGGTCAACATGGGCATGGTCATGGAGAACATGGTCGCGCAAATGCTGACTGCGAGTGGGCACAAGCTCTATTTCTATTCCAATTCCTCTCGCAGCGACGCATCCTCTCGCATGGAAATTGATTTTTTGATCGCCAAGAGTCAAATCAGCAACCGCCACAACATCTCTCCCATCGAAGTGAAGTCGAGTAAGAACTATACGCTGTCCTCTCTGAAAAAATTCAAGACGAAATATGCCGAGCAGCTTCATATCCCTTATGTTTTGCATACCGGCGATTTCAAAGAGGAAGACGGCATCGTATTTCTTCCGTTGTATATGACTCCGCTTCTGTAATAAGCATTAGACAAAAATAAATTCTAACTTTAGATTCGCATAAATGGTTGTAGGAACAAAAACAGGATCTGTTTAACAGCAGAACAGATCCTGTTTCATTTTTCGATTGGAATTACTCCATACGCTGCTTGATCTCTGCACCGCCCTTGATTCGTACCAGCACCTCGTCGGCAGAGAGGACGGTCACGCGCTCCACGATCTGCCGGACGGCGTTTTCATTCCATTCTGTGATTGTCTGTGCGGTATTCTCTATAGCTTCTTCTGTTTGCTTCATGCGAGTGCTGATGCAGTCTGCGTCGGCGCTGCTTTGCAGGATTTCTTCTTTCTGCTTTTTGAGCGCAGTCTGCTCGGCTAGGATTTCTGCGAACCGCGCATTGCAGGCTTCCATATCTTCGGCATCAATGGCCTCTGCCAGCAAGGTCTGGAATCGTTCATCGAGCTGCGTCAGCCGGCGCTCGATATCGGCAAGGCTCATGGTCTGACCCTGCACCGGCAGAAGCTCTAAGGAAACCGCATTCTTGATAAGGTCGAGCAGGGCCGGTTTGTTGCTCATGGCTGAGTTGATCGCCGCCAGAATTGTATTTTGCAGTGGTTCTTCCTTGATCGTCGGAGAATCGTGGCAGTATTTTGTTCCGTAGTTCAGGCGGCTGGTGCAGCGCCAGACGGGATATTTTCGGTCAAGGGATGTCCATGTGCAGCGGCGGTAGAGTGTCCCACATTCGCCGCATACAAGTCTGTCCGATAAAGCGTATTTGCTCGTATAGCAAGAGCGTCCTGTCACAGCCGATTTGGATGGGCTGCGCAGGGCGCTCCGACGTGCCATTTCTGCTTTCACTGCATTGTACTGCTCCCGGCTGACGATGGCCTCATGATGGTCTGGCATATAGTATTGCGCCATCTGACCGACGTTCTTAATGACCTTCTTGCTGATCACATCTGTCCGGAATGTTTTCTGGAGCAGGACATCGCCGCAGTATTTTTCATTTGTCAGGATGCTCTTGATGGATGTTGTTGTCCATTTTGATTCTCCGAGAACCGTTTTGATCTGATTTTCCTCCAGCCAGTCTTGCAGATTTCGCAGGCTGGCGCCGCTCTCATATCGCTTGTAGAGTTCGCGCACAATTTCTGCCTGTTCTGGTATGACGCGGAATTTGCCCTCTGCGTCTTTTTCGTATCCGTAAAGCCGGTAACAGGGAACCTTGAGCGTTCCGACTTTCGCGTGCATCTGCCGCCCGCGGCGGATGTTGCCGGAGATGGACTCGCTCTCAGACTGCGCCATTGCGCCGTACATCGTTATCATAAATTCGCTGTCGGGCGGCAGAGAGTTGATATTCTCTTTTTCGAAGAGAACCCCGATCCCAAGTTGCCGGAGAATGCGCGTATAATTGATGCAGTCAAGCGTATTTCTGGCAAAGCGCTGAATGGATTTCGTGAGGATGAGATCGATCTTCTTTTGCTTACACAGGCGGATCATGCGCAGGAATTCCGTGCGTTTCTTCGTGGACGTGCCTGTGATGCCCTCATCCGCAAAAATCCCAGCCATCGTCCATTCTTTGTTGGACATGATCTTGTCGGTGTAATACTCGCATTGTGCTTCGTAGCTGCTGGCCTGTTCTTCCTCCTTGGTGGAAACGCGGCAGTACGCCGCGACGCGAAGCTGCTTTGTGACCGCAGCCGTTTGCTGCAATTCTGGCTTGGGTGGAATGATAATGACGCGCGGTTTTTCGTCTGTCATACCAAATCGTCCTTTCCAATGATCTGTCCGTTTTTGAGCTGCAAGCGCACCGTCTGGCGCGTCACCAGCACGGCGGAGACGGCGCTTTGCAGCAGCTCCGCGTTGAGCTCTGCTGTGCATTCGAACGCCGTGAACAGCCGCCGCAGGCGTTCGGTTTCGTATTCCTCGTTGCCGATTGCATCGTATTGCTCCTGTGCCAGCTTACAGATCAGGCTTCTGGCAGCATCCTCGTCGAGCGGCTGGGTGTTCAGAATGTCATCCAGCTCGGTTTGCGTATTTGTATATGTCGGTTTGGAGGTTCGCTCTGGCTGCATGATGCGCTCCGGCTGCTCTGCCAGCCTGCCGAGCAGGTGTGTGACCTGCTGCTCGATTTCCGGCGTAGGCGATTTGAAACAGACGCGCTTGAGTGCTTTCTGCGCGGGAGTCCGCTCCGGCAGGCGCTGCTTGGTCTGGCGCTTCTCGGCGGCTGCTTCAAATAATTTTATGTCAACTAATCTCGGATAGCTGTCTGCCCCAGTGTACTTGGCGTTTTCTAAGATTCGAGCAACCATATTTTTGTTCCAGCTCTTGCCTTCGTCATAGGCGGGGTCGGTTTTGCTCATCTGCTCTGCAATTTCTTTCAGCGATGCGCCGAGCGTATATTGCAGGAAAATGTCCTGCACGGCTTTGGCTTCCGGCTCGTTCCGGACGATCTCGCCCATGCGCATCTGATACCCGAACGGCAGCTTCCGATTTCCCATCAGCGTCGTGTCCTTTCGATTTGCTCTGTCAGTTCCAAACCATTTTTCAGCCGGAACCGTAGGCGCTCGTTGCTGTCTACGATGATCTTTTCCACAAGCGCATCGAACAGCTCCGCATCAAAGCTGTCGAGGAAATCCGGCCCGTCCTCCAGCGCGTCCATGAGATCGCGGGTGCGGTCTGCAAGTTCGTCGCTGTCAGTGTCGAGAAGCCTTGCTTTTTCCTGCTTCAGCCTGCGGAGCTGTTCGCTGAGTTTGTTATTGGAAGATATAAAAGTATCAGGATCAACGCCGCCCGATTGCTGAAGCTGGGCTAGGAATTGAACCTGACTGAGTGTGTCTGATATTTTCTTGTTGAGAGAGATCACGTCCTCGCTCCAGAGCATCTGGCTGTAGCGGATTTTTTGGAGGTTGGAGAGCATTTGTGTGAAGATGGGGTTGCCGTTATGCTTGAGCTTGTAGTACAGACGGCAGAAAGCTGCATTGATCGTATCTTCTGGTACTTGGCAGATGTCACAATTCTGTCCTCTGTCATGGCCTAAGCATACCCAGTAAACAGTTGCATTGACTTCCTTTCTGCGAAATACGGAATCACACGATCCGCAATACACCCTCTGGCGCAGCGGATATGCTTTGTTATGCCTTTTGGCGATTCGGTTCGATTTGTTTTCCAGCAGTTTTTGCGCCAACTGGTATTCCAAATCTGAAATAATTGCCGGATGTGTTCCCTCTGCCCAGTAGTATTGAACTTCTCCGGTATTGATTTTGCAATGAAAAGGGAAAGTATTCGGGGTGTAATATTTCTGCCATTTGGAATTTCCAGTATATTTTTCGTTCCGAAGGATGTAACGCACAGACGAAGAATCCCATTGCACACGCCCATTTTTACATGGAATGTTGTTGGTTCGTAAATCTGCGGCAACTTGCTCGGTACTGCGACCAGCAAGGAAATCGGAGAAAACTTTTTTTACAATGAATGCTTGTTCTTCATTTATGCAAATCTTTTTGCCTACAGCTTCATAGCCATAAGGTAGATATGATGGAATGAATGTTCCATCCTGCATTCGTTTTTGAACGCCCCATTTGACGTTTCCAGATATGGCCTCACTCTGCTTTTGTGCCAGCGATGCCATGATCGCCGTGACCATCTCACTGGACACCTTGCTGGTGTCGATGCCCTGTTCCTCGAACTGGACACTGACGCCAAGTTCCTTGAGTTCCCGGATGGCCGCAAGACAATCTTTCGTATTTCGAGCGAATCTGGAAATGCTTTTGACCAGAATACGGTCGATTTTTCCTTTGCGGCAGTCTCGCATCATGCGCTGGAAATCCTCGCGTTTTTCGACCGACGTGCCGGTGATACCCTCGTCGGCATAAATGTCGACCATTTCCCAATCCGGATTGCCGGAGATGAGTTCGGAATAATATTGGTTTTGAACACGATAGGAATTGAGTTGATCCTCGCTGGAGGAGCTGACGCGGGCATATGCTGCGACACGCAGCTTTCGCGCTATGATCTCATCGTGCGCCGGGATTACAATGACGCGCTGCTGTTCCAGCGCAAGGTTTCCGTTGGTTTGCTTCTTTGCCATATTCTCACCCCCCTCTGTAGCAACACACACTATCACACCGGTGGCGCAATAGCTATGACCAAAACGGAGAAAAATCAAGCATAAAGTGTGAAATTTGCACCAAGCTCGACAGCGATCCGCCGTGCGATCTTTTTGATTTCATTCTCAGAAAAACCGACCGTTCGGAGTGCTTTCAGTAGCTGGCAGATGCCTAAAAAATCAATGTTTGGATTCATATGATTCTCCTTTAGCCACGGGGCGGCTCTGTAAAACGCAGAGCCGCCCCTGCTTTTGAAATTTTGATACTCGCTCCTGTTCGACGCTTCTTCCCGGAGCCAAGGCAGCAACCGAATGGCGGCTGGCGCCGCTCACGGGCTTTGCACCCCTCCGAGGATCTCTCCGAGCTGCCCCCATTACGTTCCGTTGTGGCTGGGCAGGAGTACCATTGTCCGCAGGTGAGATCATTGCGAGGCAGCTTGCCAAAGCTGCTTTTGGATGGATGAGTGCCGCTCGTCACCTTATTGGGCCGTTTTTATGCAGTTTCCTGCACAGGTGGTCTTCGCGCATCCTCCGTATCGCTGTTCCTTTTCAGGCTCATCCGCTTGATGTCATTCAGTCGCTGGATATGTACTTTTCAAGCTGCACAAGGCGGACTGAAAATGTCCCCTCAATGCATAGGCCACGGGAACGGCTTTTTTATAAGGTCGTTTGAAAAATTTTTTTAATTTTTTTCATACGGATAGCAACTGCCGCCTGCGTACACCCCCATCTTCGCGCAAGTTCTTCTTGACCATGTCCTTCGAGCGTAACATAGGTAAGCAATTCTAAATCCTTTTTGTTTAATTTTATAATGGCACGAAGCAATCGCTCATCTTCCAATGTGTCAACCCATGCATAACGATCTGGAAAGGCGCTTTCATCAAAGGAAGTGGAAAGCGCCTCGTTTTTCCGAAACAGTGCAGAGCGGCGCTCATCGTCCGGACTGTCGATTTCCAGCGATGGCATTTGTGTCGCCCTGCGCTCATAAGCGCGATTGCGGCAGAAGCAGTACCAGTCGTATTCATAAATCTTCTGTATCGCCGTTTCGCTCATACCGGCGTCCGTGTATTCTTTTCGAAGGCGCAGCCATTCACGGTCAAATTTTGCCTTTTCCTGTGCACAGTTGAATCCCATTACGGATTCCTCCAATCTTTTGAAATTTTGAGAGAACCAAAATTTCAAAAGCGGAGGGGCACGGGGTCGGATATAAAAAACAGCTATCGGCGTACATCTGCCTTCTCTGGCAGATATGCACTGATAGCTGTTAATTCTTACATCTGATAGTGTATATCTCGCGTATGCGAGGTTCTTGTCACATCCTGCACCAGTTTTTGCGGCTGAAAGCCCCGCTACAGTATGCTGGTTGGCTGGTCACCGCAAGAAACGGCATCGCCGCTTCCATGCCACCGTTTGACGCATAAGACACTCCATTCCCAGCGGAAATGGAGTGTCTATGTTCACACAGGTAGACTCCCAATTCCGCCGTTTTTTTATATGGCGGAAACGGGAGTATTCTCTATATGTGCTATTAGTGTATATATTTCACCACCATTGGAGCATTTTCTGATGAGGCTATTTCATGTAGAATATCGTCGACGGAGGTGATCTATCGGTGGTAGAACTACATGAGCCGGTTTCCGAGCGGATCGGCAAGATCCTGCGGGAAAACCGCGAAGCGCAGGGACTGACACGGCAGCAGCTTTCTGAAAAAAGTACAGTCAGTGACCGACAGATCTCCGCGATCGAGCTGGGCGAAAAGGGGCCGAGCATGAACTCGCTGGAGCTGCTCTTGCGCAGCCTCGGCCTTTCCGCCGACCAGATATTTTATCCGGAGCTGACCGAAGCTGATCCGACGTTGGTGCAGCTTACGCATCTGGCCGCGTCCTGCACAGAGCAGCAAAAGAGGATGGTCGTTAGATTCATCCGTATGCTTCAGGACGAAAACTACGGGGATTAAAAATAGCGGTGTTCGCCGGAACACCGCTATTTTTCTGCTTCTCTGATATATCGTTTTACAACTTGTAACAATTCTTGTGCAAGAAGCTGTTCGGAAGTGTCGTTCAGCAAGGTTTGCACCATTTCATATTCCACAACGCCCTCCAGCAGCGTATCTACCGATACATGGAACGCATTTGCTAGTCTAAGGCAAAGCGTCAAGTTCGGACGAGCCTCACCGCGTTCAATTCTGGATACTCGTTTTTGATCGGCCCCAATACGCGCTGCCAATTCATCCTGCGTAAGGTGGCACCGCTTTCGTAGCTTCCGGACATTCTCTCCAAGCTGAACATATAACAAATGATCTGAGTGTACGTATTCTTCTTTGTATTTCGTCATCTGTTACCATTAGTTTGTCATATTTCTCCCTTTTTGTAAACATCAGCAGTGACGTATTTTTACGTCAAAATCGCCGTATTTTACTTCATAATATTGAGTTTGCAGTGACATTTCTTCCAAGGACATTTGCAATGGTATAATCGCATACTCTGACACGGTCAAATTTTCGATTGGGTTCTCAATGCCTAAATGCTGCATTGCTGCCCTTCTTGCGGTATTTTGGCTGCCGCAGCTTCGTCGCAGATGAGGGTCACGTCGGAATGGAACTGCAGAATGGAGCCCGGAACCTCCGGCATGACCGGTCCGAAGAAGACCTTGTAGAGGATGTCCGCCTTGTCTGCGCCCGTGATGACCATGACGATCTTCCGCGCCGCCATGACCGTGCCGACACCCATCGTGACGGCTGCGGTCGGGACCTCGTCGATAGACGAGAAGAAGCGCTTGTTCGCCTCGCGGGTCATGTCCGTCAGCTGCACCTCATGCGTCATGACCGGGAAATGGTCGCACGGCTCGTTGAAACCGATGTGGCCGTCATGGCCGATGCCGAGCAGCTGAATGTCCACGCCGCCCCAGTCCTCGATCTGGCGCTCGTAGGCTTCGCACATGGCGGGGATGTCGGCGGCCAGACCATCGGGAACGATGGTGTTTTCGGGCTTGATGGAAATGTGGTCAAACAGGTTTTCCTGCATGAAGCGGCGGTAGCTCTGCGGGTGGTCGGGTGCAAGACCCTTGTATTCGTCGAGGTTTGCGGAGCGGACGCGCGAAAAGTCGAGCTTGTCAGCCTGTTCACGCGCGATCAGCTCGCGGTAGAGCGGCAGCGGCGTCGAGCCGGTGGCAAGTCCCATCACACAGGCGGGCTTGCGGCAGATGACCGCCTCAAATTCGTCGGCAGCCGCCTTTCCCATTTCTTCGGGTGTTTTGACTTTGATGATATTCAGGTGCAGCATTTTGATCGCTCCTTATTGCTCATATCCGTTTGGATTTTGTTTCTGCCAGTTCCACGTGTCGCGGCACATATCGACGAGATCCTTTTCCGCCTTCCAGCCGAGCACCGCGAGACTTTTCGCCGGGTCTGCATAGCAGGTCGCAAGGTCCCCGGGGCGGCGGGCAGTGACCTCATACGGCACCTTGACGCCGTTTGCCTCCTCAAAGGCGTGAACCATGTCAAGCACGCTGTAGCCGTGACCGGTGCCGAGGTTGAACACGCCCTCGCCGGTGTGGGTCATCAAATACTGGATCGCGGCAACATGACCCTTCGCCAGATCGACAACATGAATGTAGTCGCGCACACCGGTGCCGTCCGGCGTGGGATAGTCGTTGCCGAACACGTTCAGATGGTCGCGCTTGCCGATGGCGGTCTGCGAAATATACGGCATAAGATTGTTGGGAATGCCGTTCGGATGCTCGCCGATTTTTCCGCTTTCGTGCGCACCGACCGGGTTGAAATAGCGCAGGTTCACGACCGACCATTCGGGGTCCGCTTTTGCGATGTCGCGCAGGATCTGTTCCCCCATGTACTTTGTCCAGCCGTAGGGATTGGTGCAGTTTCCGGTTTTGGAGGTCTCGCGCAGCGGCATCTCGTTGTCGCCGGAATAGACCGTGGCGGACGAGGAAAAGATGATGTGCTTGACGTTGTGCTTTGCCATGACCTTGCAGAGCATCAAGGTGGCATCGAGATTGTTCTGATAATATTCCATCGGCTTGGCAACGGACTCGCCGACGGCCTTGAGGCCCGCAAAGTGGATGGCGCAGGAAATCTCATGCTCTGCAAAGATTTTTTCCAGCAGCGCCTCGTCGCGCACATCGCCCTCGATAAACTCCACCGGCTTGCCGGTAATTTCGGCTACGCGGTGCAGGCTTTCAGGGTTGGAATTGCTGAGATTGTCAATTACAATCGGCGTATGGCCTGCTTCGATCAGTTCCACACAGGTATGGCTGCCAATATATCCGGCGCCGCCGGTCACAAGTACGTTCATCTCGATTCCTCCTCTACGATCTTCCGCATTTCGTCCCACTTCTTCTCCATGTCCGCCACGAGCTTGAACTGGGTGCGGCAGCGGTCAAGATTCTGCCCTTCCCGATGAACGGCAAAATAATGATCCCCATCAAGATAGTCCGTCAGGAAGCGAACGCCGCACTCCATGGTCATGGTCTTAGCTCCCATTGGCAGCAGCTCCAACTCCTTTGCCGTCAGGCCGGGGCAGGCGCGGACATAGCCGCGCGTAAAGACGCGGAAGCGTTCCAGACTCATTCCCATTTTAGAGAGATCTTTTTCATCTTCTGCGGCAGTTGCCGCGCCGAAGCGGATGGAGTCACCGAAGTCATAGAGGCTCGAGCCGGGCATGACCGTATCCAGATCGATCACGCACAGCGCCTGACGGGTCGCCGCGTCCAGCAGAACGTTATTAAGCTTTGTGTCGTTGTGCGTCACGCGCAGCGGCAGCTCGCCCGCAGTCAGCGCGTTCTGAATGGCCGACATTTCTGCCTGCCGGGCCAGCGCAAA